GGGCAGATACGAGGTACTGACCAATTCTCTTATATCAATATGAGTGATGTAGAGTCGGCCAAGACTGACTTCCACCTTGTGAGCAATGTCAACAGCGATGTGATAACGAGTGTTACCAAGACCTTGAACTTTGGTACGGAGGTAGACCCGTACCATTTGCAGAGTTTTAATACAGGGCTATACAAATCATATTGGGAGGACTACATTACCGACCTGTATGATGCAAGCCGAAGAATGTTTAGCTTCAAGGCGCAGCTCCCTTTGGGTATTATGCTCAATCTAAAGAACAACGACAAGCTAACTATCCTTGAGCGCAACTACATTATAAACTCGATTCAACTGAACCTCACCACCGGTGAGGCTTCTTTGGAATTGCTTAACGAAGTGTAAAATATGAGTTACTTGCGTTATTTGATAGAAACGCTTCCGGAGGTAGAAGCCAAAACGGAAAACATTGCCATTGCAAAAGGCAAGTACCAAGAGCCGAAGAACTGGAAGCAATATCTAAAGAAACTGAAGAATGGCCATTAAGGAAACTGTAAACATAGACGTAAAAACCAATGCGGATAAAACGGCAGACGACCTAACGTCTGCTATCAAAGATTTGCAGAAGGCCATTGAGTCAATGACCGGTTCTATGAATGATGGCTTTTCAGAAGCCAACAAAAACATAAACAAGGTTGATGAAGGTGTTCAGGATATTGGGGATAGCGCAAAGAATAGCGAGAAGGGGGTAAAGACACTTTCAAAAGGCTTTAGGGGAATGGGAGCTGCTATGAAAGCAGCCGGCATTGGCCTTGTTATAGAGGGTTTAAACATCCTTAAAGAGCTTTTTGGTGAGAATCAAATTGTTGTTGATGCCTTCAATACGGCATTTGAATTTCTATCCATTGCCTTCAACGACTTTGTAAACTTCATTGTTTCTAACACCGGCGCAGTAACCGGTTTCTTCAAAGGTGTTTTTGAGGACCCCAAACAAGCGTTGCTTGATTTTGCTGATGCTTTTAAAAGAAACATACAAGAACGTTTTGAGTCATATCTTGATACGCTTGGATATTTGGCGAGTGCGGTTAAGAAAGTTTTTAGCGGAGACTTTGCCGGAGCGTTGTCCGATGTTAAAAGTGCCGGCAAGGAATCTCTTGACGTTCTGACGGGTGTTAACAACACCTTTGACAAGGGCAAAGAAGCTATTACAAAAGTTGCTACGGCAACCAAAGACTATGTTGTTCAAACGGCCAAAGCAGCATCCGAAACCGTAAAACTAAACAAGGCAGCAGAGCTTTCTGATTCTATCCGGCAAGGGCTTATTGAAAAGTACGACTTGGAAGCAGAGAAACTGCGACAAGTACGAGACGATGAGCGTAATACTATTGCTGATAGAATAAAAGCCAACGAGGAGCTTGGAGCGGTACTCGACAAGCAGGAGAAAGAGATGCTCGCTGCAGCGCAAACACGTTTGAACGCTGCCGAGCGTGAGGCGGAGAAGAAAAAAGGCAACCTTGAGGCTGAAAAAGCCTTAATAGAAGCACAAAACGAACTTGCAGCGGTACAAGCACAAGTAGCAGGTTTCCGTAGTGAGCAGTTGAGCAACGAGGAAGCGTTGCAAAGAGAACTGCTTGAGCTAAACCGTGGAAAGATAGAAGCGGAGAACGAAGCAGCGGAAATCGAAGCACAAGCAGCCATTGATGCTGAACTTGACACTATTAAGAGAATACAACTTGAGAAGGAGTTGGCCAAAGCCAAGAAAGATGCTCGTATAAAGCTGATAGAAGATGAACTTGCAATTACGAAAGAAGGAACGCTTCGCTATCAAGAACTTCTTAACGAAAGGCTTCTTGCGGAGTCGGAGTATAATGCGGAAAGCAACCGCCTTGACCAAGAGTCGGAGCAAGAAAAGATTAACCGTAGGAGAGAAACTAATGCTGCTATTAACCAAGTAGCCTCGCAAGGCCTTGAAGCCTTGTCGGCATTGTCTGCTGCATTTGCAGGAGAAAGTGAGGAGCAGCAACGTAGAGCCTTCCAAGTGCAAAAGGCTTTGTCGGCAGCTAATACGGTGGTATCTACTATTGAGGCAGCACAAAACGCATACTCTACGGCACAAAAGAGTCCTATTACCGCAGCGTTTCCTGCATATCCGGCAGTACAAGCCGGTCTTGCAACTGCTTTTGGTATTGCGAAGCTAAAACAAATTCAAAAGAGTAAATTTGAATCGCCGGAAGTGCCTACGGAAAGTAGCGCACCAACAGGCCAGTCGTTTACACCGCAATTTAACGTGGTAGGCGCAAGTGGTGTGAACCAAATTGCACAAAGCCTACAACAACAAGGTCCTGTTAGAGCTTACGTTGTAGGAAGCGATGTTACTTCGCAACAAGAACTTGATAGAAATAGAATAAATAACGCAACATTGTGAAAATAGTAGAACTAATACTTGACGAGGAACAACTATTGAGTGGCGTACAAGCCATCAGTATTGTTGAGCATCCGGCTATTGAGTCGGATTTTATTACCTTGAGCAAAGAACAAGAGGTAAAACTTGCAGAGGTAGATAGCGAGAAGCGAATCCTAATGGGTCCAGCCCTTATTCCAAACAAAACTATTTACCGTCAGAACGGAGAAGAAGAATACTACATCTACTTTTCAAAAGACACGGTAAGAAAAGCCTCGGAGCTTTTCCTAACGAAAGGCAACCAAAACAAAAGCACCCTTGAGCATAACTTCGAGTTGGAAGGGTTGAGTGTTGTTGAGAGTTGGATTGTAGAAAGCGAAAAGGACAAGACCCAAGCCTACGGCCTTTCCGTACCGGAAGGCACGTGGATGGTTAGTATGAAGGTCTACAACGATGAGGTTTGGGAAAGTTATGTAAAGACCGGCAAGGTCAAAGGCTTTTCTATCGAGGGCTACTTTGCTGACAAGGTAAATATGTCGTGAGGAATTGCAACGTGAGGAACTTGAGAGTTATAGCGACTACGGAAGCGGAGTAAGAAACAATGCCAAACGAGGCATTGAACTCAACAAGAAGGTAAACAACAAGTGCGCCACGCAGGTGGGCAAGGTACGTGCGCAGCAGTTAGCAAGTGGCGAGGCTATCACGGTTGCAACTATCAAGCGTATGCACTCGTACCTTTCTCGTGCCGAAGAATACTATGACGAGGGCGACTCAAAGGCTTGTGGAACTATCAGCTACCTGTTGTGGGGAGGCAAGGCCGGTAAGCGTTGGGCAGAATCGAAGCTAAAGGAGCTTGGTGAATTAAAATGAAACAAAACAGTTTAATATAGTTAGTTTATTAGTTATGAATGCGAAAGAAACAATTAGCAAGATTGCAAACCTACTTAACGTAGAGTTGGCCGAGGAGACTCAAGAAGTCGCTTTAGAGAGCGTTAAACTTGAAAACGGTACGGTTCTTCAGGCGGAGAAATTCGAAGCCGGAGAAGCGGTATTTATCCAAACGGAAGATGAGAGCGTTGCTTTGCCTATTGGCGAGTACGAGCTTGAAGATGGACGTATGCTTGTTGTAGCGGAAGAAGGCGTTATCGCTGAACTTCGTGAAGCAGGTGAGGAGAAAGAAGTCGTTGAAGAAGAAATGGCTGAAGAGGAAGAAGTAAAAGAAGAAGAAATGGCTTACGCAACTAAAGAGGAATTGGGTGCTGCTATGGACGAACTCAAAGGAATGATTGAGGAAGTTAAGCAGATGATGAATCCGAAAGAGGAAGAAGAAGAAATGAGTGCAGAGGAGCAAGTGAGCGAAGAAGCAACTGAAGAAGTTGAAATGAGCGCACAAGAACCGGCTGCCAAACCTATTAAAGCAAACCCTGAAGCATCAGTTCAGAAGGATATGATGAAGTTTGCGAACAATGGTCGCAAATCTACTCTTGACCGTGTACTTGGTAAAATTGCTCAACGCTAATGAAACAGGTAGAAAAAGTTTGGGCAGAACTTTCTGCCAACAAAGTTGAGAAGGTAGAGCTTTCTGCAATAAGAGACTTAAAAGACCTTGCTGATAGAGCAAGAAAGGTAAACGTTCTTGAGGACGTTATGACTGAACTTGGCAAAGCTGATGTGGCTATTTCTGCTGCCTTAAAAATAGCAGTAAGAAACGAAGCCGAAGCTAAAGCTATTAACTCTGGTGCTGAAAAGGTAATACCTATGGTAGAGCGTGGTTTAAAAGAGCTTGGCTCAAGCATTCAAGACTTCGGGCTTTCTGATGACCTTGGAACACTTGAGGAGTTTAGCTATGAGTATGACATTAGTCAAGACCTTGTTGCCGACATTAGAAGGCTGAAGAACGCATTTCCAGAATACTAAAAAATAAAAATTAAATAAACGAAAGATGGCTACAACTGTATCTATTACTACAACTTACGCTGGCGAATTTGCAGGTAAGTACGTGTCAGCAGCACTTTTGTCTGCCGATACAATCGAAGGCGGTGGAATCACCGTAAAACCAAACGTGAAGTACAAAGAGGTAATGAAGAAACTCGCAACGGACGCAATCGTAAAAGATGCGACTTGTGATTTCTCTGATACTTCAACTATCACTTTGACTGAAAGAATCCTTCAACCTGAAGAGTTCCAAGTAAACCTTGAGCTTTGTAAGAAGGAATTCCGTTCAGATTGGGAGGCAATCCAAATGGGTTACTCTGCATTTGACAACTTGCCACCGGCATTCTCTGACTACATCCTTGGCCACGTTGCTGCAAAGGTTGCAGAGAAAATGGAAACAAACATTTGGCAAGGTACTAACGCTACTGCAGGTGAGTTCGATGGTTTCGAAACTTTGTGGGAAGCTGACTCTGACGTAGTAGACGTAACAGGTACTTCTGTTACTGCTGCAAACGTTATTACTGAAATGGGTAAAGTAGTTGATGCTATTCCTACTGCAGTATACGGAAAAGAGGACTTGTACTTGTACGTATCTTCTAATGTTGCTCGTGCTTACGTTCGTGCACTTGGTGGATTCGGTGCTTCAGGTTTGGGTGCGAATGGTGTGAACGCACAAGGTACTACTTGGTTCAACGGTCAAGATTTGGCTTTTGACGGTGTACGTATCTTTGTTGCTCCGGGTCTTGCTGACGATACAATGGCAGCTGCTCAAAAATCTAACTTGTTCTTCGGTACAGGCTTGTTGGCTGACCACAACGAAGTGAAGTTGATTGATATGGCTGACTTGGACGGTTCACAAAACGTTCGTGTTGTAATGCGCTTTACTGCTGGTATCCAATACGGTATCGGTTCTGAAATCGTACTTTACAATTAATAGTTGATTTAAACTAACCAAGAGGGCAGGTAGGCAAACGCCTGTCTGCCCTTTTTTAATAATTATAATATGGCTTGTGATTTAACAAAAGGACGTGTTCTTCCTTGTCGTGATTCAGTAGGTGGTATCAAGGATGTTTACTTCGTAGACTACGGAGACTTGGGTACTATCACGCTGACGAGTGATGAGGTAACGGATATGAGTGGTACGTTTAGTGCGTATCAATACAAACTAAAGGGCAACAGCTCTTTGGAGCAGAACGTAAACGCTTCTCGTGAGAACGGAACAGTTTTCTACGAGCAGGTTTTGAACCTTACTTTGCCGAAGTTGAGCAAAGAGGACAATAAAGAGTTAAAACTTTTGGCTTATGGCCGTCCACATATCGTTGTTGTTGACTATAATGGCAACGCTTTTTTGATGGGACGTGAGCACGGTGCTGATGTAACAGGTGGAACAGTTGTTTCAGGTGCAGCGATGGGGGACTTGAGTGGTTACACCCTATCCTTTTCTGCACAAGAATTGACTCCTGCTAACTTCATCGATTCACCGGTAGACGGAGACCCATTTGACGGTATGACTTCTGCTACGGCAACTATCGTTGCAGGTACGGACTTCTAATCGAATGTTAAGCGATTGAGAGGGGAGGCTTCGGCTTCCCCTTTTTTTTGCAAAAAACATTCTGAATGCGTTATTTAGGTATGCATATAGTAAGTACAACGAACAAGCAGATAAAGTTTGTTCCACGCAAAGTGGAAACCGGCTCAATATCTTTGAAGGTTACCGATGAGCAAACAAACAAGTCTACAACGGCTTCGGTTACGGCCACGGAAAGCGGTAACTTTGTGAGCGTTACGCCAACCTACACGTTCAAAGAGGGCAGATTTTACTATATTGTGCTTACCGGAACGGTTGAGTTGTATCGTGGGAAGGTGTTTTGCACCGACCAAACGGATTACGATAAATATGACGTAAACAAAAACGTTTACGAAGAACACGAGAAGGCTAACGCCAACGAATACATTGTTATATGAAGCTACACGCTATAAACCTTGCGAGCTACACGAAGCCTCAAATCATTGAGCAAAAGAACCGTGATTGGGTAGAATATGGTGCCGACAACAACTACTATCAGTATTTGATAGACCGTTACAACGGCAGCCCTACGAATAACGCCATTATTAACGCCATTAGCGACCTTATTCACGGAAAGGGTATAGATGCTACGGATAGCAACAAAAAGCCTGAAGAATACGCTAAAATGCGTTCTTTGGTTCACGATGATTGTCTGCAAAAGGTAATTGGCGATTTGAAGTTGATGGGTCAAGCAGCATTCCAAGTTATCTACACGAAGCAAGGCCGTCAGGTGGCGCAGGTGGAGCATATGCCTATTCAGACACTACGAGCTGAAAAGATGGGTGAGGAAGGTGAGATTGAAGGCTACTACTATTGTGCCGATTGGTCAAAGCTAAAACCAAACGAGAAGCCGGAACGCTATGCAGCGTTCGGTACTTCTAACGAGGCCATTGAGATTCTTGTAATCCGACCATACAAAGCAGGATTCTATTACTACTCACCGGTAGACTACCAAGGTGGTATTCCGTATGCAGAGTTAGAGGAGGAAGTAGCCAACTACCATATCAACAATATCAAGAACGGCTTGTCGCCTTCTATGATGATTAACTTCAACAACGGTGTACCGGATGAGGAGGAGCGTATGGAGATTGAGCGCAAGATTCGTGATAAGTTTTCCGGCAGCTCGAATGCCGGTAACTTCATTCTTGCCTTCAACGAAAGCAAAGAGCTAGCAGCTACGATTGATGCCGTGCCTCTTTCAGATGCACCGGCTCAATACGAGTTCTTGTCGGGTGAGGCAATGCAAAAGCTGATGGTAGCACACCGTGTTACGTCGCCTATGTTGTTGGGTATCAAGGATAACACCGGATTAGGAAACAATGCCGAAGAAATAGAAACGGCTACATTGTTGTTTGACAACACGGTAATCCGTCCATTCCAAAATATGGTTATCAAGGCGTTAGACCAAATCCTTGCAGTCAACGGCATCAGCCTTGACTTGTACTTTAAGACTTTGCAGCCATTGGAGTTCACGGATAGAAGTGCAGCAGTTACCAAAGAGGAAACGGAAAAAGAAACAGGAGAAAAGCTGTCAGCTCAAGACTGCGGCTGCAAGGAAGAACTGAAAGACAAGGACGACCCTTGTTGGGAGGGTTACGTTATGGTAGGCCACAAGATGAAGGACGGTAAAAAAGTACCGAATTGCGTACCGGAAGATAGCCTGTCGGCAACGGCAGATACCTTGTTAGAAATGGGTGAGGACGAGGACTTGGAAAATTGGGAGCTTGTTGATGAAAGAGACGTTGACTACGACCAAGAGGAAGCCCTTGACAAGATGATTGGCCTTGCAAGTACAGGTACTGCCCGTCCAAACGCTGGAAGCGAACAGGACGGTTCAAATGCAGCCGGTGAGAAGTTCCGTGTGCGTTACCAATACTCGCCACTCAAGGCCGGAGCCAATTCAAGAGACTTCTGCAAGAAAATGGTAGCAGCCAAGAAGCTATATCGCAAGGAAGATATCATTGCTATGGAGCAACGAGCAGTAAATGCAGGTTTTGGTCCGGAAGGAAGCGATACATATTCTATTTGGTTGTACAAAGGTGGCGCAAGATGCCACCACAAATGGGTACGCAAGACTTATATGTGGAAGGAAGGCATCAAGCCGGACGTTAAAAGCCCGAATGCTGAAACAATCAGCACAACGAAGGCACGAGGCAAGGGCTTTAGAGCACCGGCCAACGACAACAAGGTAAGCATTGCTCCAAACAAGATGAAAAACAAGGGCTTCATCAACCCACCAAGTGATAAAGACAAACAAGGAGGAATCTAATGGCTACTGCATTATTCATAAAGCGAAGCGACCTTGTCCGTAACACGTTCCTGTCAGGGAACGTAGATACTGATAAGTTCATTCAGTTCATAAAAATAGCACAAGAGGTACACGTTCAGCAGTATCTTGGTTCAAAGCTGTTCGACAAGATATCGCAAGATATTATTGACGATGATTTGACCGGAAACTACGAGACTTTGGTAAACGATTATATACAACCAATGCTTATCCATTGGGCTATGACCGAATACTTGCCGTTTGCAGCGTTTACTGCTTCCAACGGGGGGATATATAAGCGCACGGTAGAAAACGGTGAGAACGCCTCGAGAGAGGACTTGTCGTTCCTCATAGAGAAGGAACGCAACCTTGCTGAATACTACACAAGAAGGTTTATTGATTATATGGCTTTTAATAATAACTTGTATCCGGAATACAACACGAATACAAATGATGATATACACCCACTAAAAGACAGTACATTTAACGGATGGGTGCTATAACAACATACAAGCCAAAACAAAAGAACATCAAGAAGCTGCAGAGTTACTTGTTAAAGAAAACGAAAAAGAATGGCAACTGACGAAAAAGGCTACGGCAGTATATACGGCTCCACGTGGTGGGGCAGCGGAGATGCCTTCACCAATCAAATAGGATGGGGAAGTGCAATGTTCTATATCTTGGAACCGGCAGGTTTCCAAAACCGTG